TCTGAATTGTTGTCGAACTCGCTATACGTTGTAAGTAAGTCGGGGACACTTCTAACCGTGCCAAAAATATCGGGTATGCGCCCACCAAGTCGGGGCTGGTTCGTGCGCTTAAAGCTGCTGTTGTTGCTTGATAAAAGCTCAGTCGTGTCAATTTTCGGGATATCGGGCTTTAATGCTGTGGTTATAATCAGCGTGGCGAGGATAGTGACAAAAGCTATTACTGCCGCCTCTATGCCTTCGGGGAATTGCACCACATAAAACACACCGTCACCAACATCTAAAGCTGCCAAATCATCTGGGCAAATAGGTGTTATATCGTTATCCATCGACACGCTGTTTTTGTATATTCGTGCGTTTTTCGGTAGTTTATTATCAATAAAAAATAATAATAGGTTGCTATGCTCATGCGTAACCGTGTTTTTTATTATGTTGTCGCTTGTGATTTCTTCACAGGCTGCATAGTCTATTACATGGATTTTACACGGCATAATAAGCCACCCTTTCATGGTGTAGACTAAATGTTGCAACCCCTTCGGCTATTGCGCCTGTTTCTTTTAGATGTATTACGTGGTTGCGATAGAAAACACCAACATGCGGTGTATTGATTTTAGAAGTCGCTAACACCAAACAGCCGTCAAAGGGCTTGGCAATTCGCTTTATTGTTTTGCGGTTAATAGCCAAGGCGTTTTGCACTGGCATTAACAACCCTGCTAAATCCCTATTTATGTTTTTGCCAGTTATATGCTGCACCACGTCACAGGCAAAATGGGCACAGTTATATTTTTTAGCGTGGTAAATCTTGCCCATAAGCTCAATCATAAAAAATCCCTAAGCATGGGGAAACGCTCGAAGTTGTACACCTCACCAGTGCGGTTTTTATTTAGTGACCTTGCTTGTGCTGACACTAAAACGCCTTCCGTTTGCATGTCTATCTGTGTGACCTCTAGGTTAATTGCTGTGGTCATTGGCTGTGTCAAATTGTCGCTGCGGTACACTCTGTATATGAGCGTAGGCATTACGGTGTGGTCTCCGCCCAGCCTTTTAAGTTCGTTTTTAAGCTCTTTTTTTACATCGCCAAAAGTTACGCTCACTGTATAGTCCATTGTGTTATTGTCGTGCTGCCCTGTTATTTTCATCGGGTAAAACTCAAATACGCCCTGTGTGTTATTCTCAAGTGTAACAGTCAATCCGTCGGCATTATTGCGTACTAATCTATAAACTTTACTAAACAATGGATGTGATAGCTCTATCAACTCATACATAACAACGTCACTATGCGAGTTTAAAAAATACTCTGTGTAAATCTCGCTATAGTTCACTGATAGCCTCGTTTATCTCATTAATCATAGTCTGAGCATTTGCCCCTAGCGCAAGTTTTAGCTCAAAATTAGCAAGCGTTTCGCAGTCGTCGGCTGGCTTCTCTGGCTTAACTTCTAGCTCAGCACTTACATAGTAAATATCACCGCTTTTCGAGTTTAAGCGCATTGTTTCTGGGATAAAATAAGATGTGTAACGCTCTACACAACAACAATCAGACACCGCTTTATCTAGTATCAAATCAACTGTAAATGGCAAGCTGCCCTCAGCGCTGGCAGTGTTGTAAAATGCTCGCATGTAGGTGTATTCGTCACCGCTCAAAATCCATGCGCATGTAACACGATAAGATGAACCAACAAAATCACGCCTATAACGCCCAACCGAACCGCCCAAGTCAATACGGCTTGTGCTGCGCCCATCCGTAAATGCATAACTAGACAGGGCTGGTCTTAATGCTAAGTGTCTCATGCTCTGCGCCTTGTGGTGTTTGTGTTGCTTGTTATCGCCCTAGATACCCCACTATTAGGGTTTGCCATCTCATTAGCTACAACCGCTCCAGCTTCGCGCCTAACAACGTCACGAGCAATTAAAACCACTTCGTTAGCAGTTATTGATGACACTGTGTATTCCTGTGGCGTGCCAAGGTTATTAATAGTTATGCTGGGTGTGCCTGTGCTGCTGCCGTTATTTATTTTGTCTATCGCTGCCATTAAATCCAAGTTCTGGCGTGGGCTAACTACTCGCTCACCCTTGTCTAGCAAGTATGTCGCCTCTTTGGGCACATTGCCCAAGCCTCCGTGTGCTATACCTGATATCTGCTGGTTGCGAATAGATGCGATATTGGCTGCCCCAGTTGCTGCCACCCCAGCCGCTGCTGCCAATGCTAATGGGAGCGGTAATCCGGGTGTAGCCATCGCATTAGTCATGCCTGTGTACATCGACACCATTGCACTAGCCAAAGAGAACGCTTTAAATATCTTAAATGTGCGTTGTTGCTCTTTACTGCCTTTCTTTGTCAAGCCACTAAGTGCGCTAAAAAAAGAAGCTGTTGTGTTTAGCTTATTCTGAATGCCCTGAACCCTTTTCGCTTCCTCGTCTGCCAACAATTTTGCTAACTTTTCTTGGTGGGTTGCCTCTAGTTGCTCCTTAGTTGCATGGTTTTGTGCTTCAATTTCTGCGGTTAATAAGCCTTTTTGTCTTAGTATTTCTATCTCGGCATTTACGTCCGCCATTAACTTAGCGTGTTTAATGTTTTCTAGCTCTGCTAGCTTGCCTTTCGCCTGTAACATTTCGCCGTAAATCGATGCGTTTCTGGCTTTTACCGCATTTATGGCGGTGTTGTTTTCTTCGGCTTTTGCTTGTTTTTCTGCTGCTGCGGTCTGTTTTATTTTCTCTTGCTCTTGCGCTAGTAGCTCATTCGATTTCTGTATATAGTGTTTTTTTAGCTCGATTTCCGTTTCAAAGCCAAGGCGTTTTATGTCCGCTTCTTTGTATCTCGCACGCTCAATCTCGGCTATGCGGTCGTTGTTTGCTTTGACTATTTTTTGTTGCTCAGTTGCAAAATGGCGGTCTAGTTCATCAAGTGCGCCAGTGCTGTCATACTGAACCTCTTGCACGGCTCTTGGTGCTGCCGATGCTGCTGCTGCTACCCTTGGTACTTTTGGTGCTTTTGGTGCTTTTGGTGCTATACCACCACTAAAAACATCAGGCATCCTTATTTGTTGTTTTGCTGCTTGCTGTTTTTTTTCCGCCTCCAGCTCTGCCGTTCTGAATTTTTGGTCGATTACAACACTGGCACGCTGTGCATTTTGTTTGTCTTTTAGCTCTTGCTTTAGTCTTTGCTCCTTGGCTTGCGCTGCACTTAGCGCCTGCTTAGATTCGTTATCGGCAAAGGGTATTTTTACTGCTGCTTTTTGTGCCAGTTGCCCAAACAAGTTAATTGCTTGCCTTACTGTTCGTATTACCGATTCAATCGCCTGCCCCCATACGTTGAACACGCCCACAATGCCGCCTATGACCTTTCTGGCGATAAATCCAACCCCTTCTAGCACATAAGATATGCCAGTAATTCGCCCGATAAAACTCGCAACCACTGATGCGGTGTTAATAACCCCACTAGCTATAACTTGAAAAACCAGCCTAGCTTGGTTAAGTGAATTAAAAGCCAGTTTTATTTGTGTTATTTTTTCGCTTAACCACTGTAGGTTTTCTGACACTTTGCCGATATAAAACATGGTAGCCTTGTTTACTGTCTCAGATACTGAGCCAAACTTAAGCGTGCCTTTTACTGCCTCGGTAAAGCTTGTGGCAATATGCCCTATTGCTGGTGCTAGCCCTATTGTGATTTCTTGCCAAAGCCCTGTGGTTGCCTTACCTGCCGTGGTAAGGGCATCGTTCATGTACTCAACTTTTGATGCGTCAATACGTGATAATGTTAGCCCTAAATCGCTGGCTTCCTGCACCATTTTTGCTAGCGCATCGCTGTCATTTAGCATGTTTAGCATGGTTGTGCCACGGTTGCCGAACAAGTCAACGGCTATAGCTGCACGCTGGTTGCCGTCAGTCACATTCGCCAGTGCTGCGGATAGCTTTATTAACTGCTGGTCCATCGGCATAGCTGCAAGCTGCGACGCACTTAACCCCAACTTTGCAAACATTTCAATGCTTTTAGTGCCGCCCTCGTTAGCATCAAATAATGCGCTGTTTAGCTTCATCATCGACTTTTCTAGTA